CTCAAAAAAATCTCAAAAAAATCTCAAAAAAATCTCAAAAAAATCTCAAAAAAATCTCAAAAAAATCTCAAAAAAATCTCATTGTATGTTTTATATTTTTTATAATGAATAATTAATATGATAATAGTAAAATATATTAAAGATTTGACTAATTGTGAGTTAAATAGATGTAATAAATTGATAATCCAAAATTTTACAGAAAATCGTATAAATACATATGAAAAGGCTATTTTATACAAAATTAATAATAAAATTTTTGGTTTTTTAGGTATTAGCAATGATAATTATTTAAATCAATTATGTGTTGATGTAAAATTTAGAAATAAAGGTATTGCAACTAAACTGTTAGATAAAGCAAGATATATACTTGACAATAATATATTCTTATTTGTTGATAAAAATAAAGAGAATACAGATTTTTTAGTAATATTTTATGAGAAACAAGGATTTATTATAGAGTATGATAATGAAGATGAATATAAAATGTTTAAATGATAATAAGAAGATAAAATGAGTAATGCTTTGTTCTCATATGTGAATAATGTCCCACAACACATGAGTTTTGTCTCACCATTATCACAACAACACCCAGAACTACCAACGCGAATAGAGAATAAGCCAAAAGTACCAATCGCAGAGATAATTAAACAAAAAACAGAATGGGTGTCAACAGAATTAAATGTAATTAGAGCAATATATCATTATATAAATACTAAATATTGGATATTATCAATAACAGTAATAATACTGTCTTCTATATTAACAGTTGTGGAATCTATTAAATTAATATTTATAGATACAAGTACTAAATACTTAGAATCAGATACTACTGAAAATGATTCTAATAGCAATAGAATATTGTATAGTATTGGTAAAAATACTTTAAATTGGAATCTAGCTTGTGATATATTATCTTTATTAACTGGTGCAGCAATAACTCTAATTATGAGTGTAATAAGATATAATAAGTATCAAATAAATTTAGAATTTATTAGCAATAGATTAATGCAATTAACTACATATAGATCTAATATTATTTTAATGCAATATAAAGTTGATAATGCTAAATATAATGTGGAAGAAATAAAAGCTGAGTTTTTAAAAATGGAAGAGAACATATATAATAAAGATATTGAATTAGATAAAATAATATCTGATAATAAAGAAACTGGATTCCGAAGAGATGTAGAAAATTTACATCATAAAGGTCATTATCGTTATTGTTTATTACATATATTTATGAAATATCTATGTTGTAGAATTAGAATTAGTAAGTTTGAAAAAAAGGTTAATGAACCAATCCAATCAATATCAGTATAGACAAATAAAATAAAGATGAAAAATAGTGATTATGTGTAAAAATTGATATATTATATTATATTTAAATATTAATAATGGAATTTATTAATGTTTACATAGACGGATCTTGTATTAACAACGGGAAAGAAAACGCCGAAGCAGGTTATGGTGTATATTTTAAAGAAGATGATGAAAGAAATGAATATAATAGAGTAGTTGGTAAACAAACAAATAATACAGGTGAATTAACAGCATTTATAAGAGCATTAGAAATTTTAAAAGATAATAATAGTATAATTAATATTTATACAGATTCGGAATATGTAATTAAATGTGCAGGATATTATACTGCGAGACTTGCAAAAAATGACTGGAAAACACAAAATGACAAAGTTCCTCCAAATTTAAAATTATTAAAAAAATTATATGAATTGGTTAGTGAAAAAAATAAGGAAATAATAAAACTACATCATATCAAAGCTCATACAAATTTACAAGATGTTAATTCTATAGGAAATTATCACGCTGATAGATTAGCAAATTTAGCAATTGGTAAGGATGTTACAACTGTAGTAAAAAATAATAAAAACTACATTACTATATCATATAATTATAAAGATGAAATTAAAAAATTAGGAGGAAAATGGGATAAAAATGAAAAAAAATGGTATTATGAAGATGATATTAGTGATGCAAACAAGCAAGCTATTAGTGTAATTGAATTATCATGTATAGAAAATAAAGAGTTGCCGCAAATTATTGAAGAATCTGAAAAAAAATACGTAAATATACCTTTTAAAAATAAAGATTCAGTTAAAAAATTGGGAGCAAGATGGGATCCAACTATTAAATCATGGTATTATTCGAATAATAATAAAAATAAGGATAAAATTATTAGTTTAGCAAATAATATTTAAATATCAATAACTCTTTTAATATAATTTAAATTAATTAAAGGGAGAATGGGATTACATTCCCATAAATGAGTTTTTAGAAAGGTTTGTATTTTATATTTAACAGGATACATATGAAATAATCCCATATAAATATCATTCATAAATTTTTTGTATTTTGGTTTAAGTAAATGTGAGCTTTCTTTTGGTAGTACAATTAGAAGTTGAACATATGATGGTACGAAATTATTATTATGCTCAATTATGGGTTCATTATAAGCAATGGAATGATTCGTTAAGTCTTTTAAAGTTGGTGGATAATTGTATGGATAAAACCATTCACAATCAATATCCGACCCTTTATAATAAGAGTATACCCAATATATTCCTTTGATATAATTATCACACGCATTGAACATTACTGTTGAATCAAGAGTAATATTATTATCAAATATACATTTATAATACTCTTTATGCCAATTATCATTATTGTAATAAATATAATGCGTTAATTTTTCTATATTTTTGATAGCATAATAATCACTTGGTAATACAGAATCATATATTTTTTTTTTAATGTATTTTTCGCAAATATAATGAATATCTTTATTTTCTGTTTTAGATAAATATTTGAATATATTTTTAAGAGTTTCATAATTAATTTTATTATTAGAAACTAATAAACCATTTTCCTCAATAGAAATTTTAGTAGCAGATATCAGTTTATCAATACCATCTGTTTTCAAATCTATTGTTAATAAATGTGGTATAAAATCATTACCTAAAATTGAAGTCATTGTACAATATGTTTCAATAATATCAATATCAGTATAATCTTCATAAAGTATATTAAGATCCCATTTATCTTTGACTTCTGTTAGAATAGCTAATTTTAGATTATCAATATTCAAGTAATTATAAACAGTTTTACCTGATTCCTTATCTATTGTTTCACGCATTAAATATATATTTTTTTTATGAGAAATCAATGATAGAATAATTAAATCAGCATCGAGACCATTTATAATAATATTATTATATTTATTTTCTAATTTGAGTTTTTTAAATATTTTATGTTCACCTTCACCATTATCATCACTACCGCTATAAATTAATTCTACATCATGTGTTGAATATCTAATTTTTTTGGATATAAATACATTGAGTTTATTCATAAATGGTGTTCCTGGTGTTATAGCATTTGTATCCCAAACAGGTTTTTTTGAAGTAAATTCATTATCTATTTTATTTCTATATATTGATAAATATCTTCTTTTACGCTGTTGTATCATTTTAGCAACAGGTGCAACACCATCAGTACATATAATATATTTTTTTGCCTTATAAGTATCGATATAATATTCAATTTTATTCCATACAGCATTAATAATTTTATCTTCAATATCATTTATTTCAGAATCATATATAAATTCGTGAGCTACAGGGTGAATTATTCCGTTAAAATCAATACAATATATATCTGTATTTTCTGGTTTTTTATTACTTATTATATTATTATATTTTTGTGATAATTTGTAAAAATAATAAGGGATTCCCATTTTGTTTATATTATGTAATAAATATTTATATGATAATCATTTTTTTATTTTTTCTTGTAATCTAATTAGAGAATATAATGTTTAAAAATAATAGTCAAGGAATTAGTTTCAATTCCATATTTTTTGGTTCCGAACAATCGAAATACGCAGGAATTGCTTTATTTGGCACTATATTTATATTATGCCTTGCTATATTATTTTCTAGTAGTAAAATACCCATCGATCAAAGATTCGCATTCGTACTATTTATTTTAATTGTATCTGCACCATCAATTTTAATGTCTTTATTTGAATTAACATGTATTGTTACTGGTGGTAATTCAACTACTAGATGGTGGTGTTGGATATTAGCATGGGTAATATCTGTAATTATAATACTTTATTGTATAATAGTTGTCATATCATTAATATCTTCTATGGCTGGTTATGATGTCGCTAATCAAAGAGCAGTATTAAAAGAAGAAAGCAAAAATGATGAAGATGTTGATTTAGAATTAGCAAATGGTTATGCTAATGAAATGCTTAAAGAAAATAAAATAATAAAAAATTCTATTGAAAAATCTACTGTTACCACACCTCTTGTTAAAAACGATATTATAGAACCCCAAGAGCAACATCACACACAACATCATGAAAAACATCACACACAACATCATGAACAATATCATTCGCAACCTCAGGTACACCCTCAGGTACACCCTCAGGCACACCCTCAGGCACAACCTCAAATGAAAGGTGAATTAATGGGATTTGATTCAGAAAGTTCTGGGTATGCTCCATTACAATAATTTTTATTTTTTAAAATATATTTAAGAAATCGTTTAATATATTAATATAATGTTATATAATGAAAAAAAAAGATGATGAAAATAATAAAAAAAATAATTACTTTCGACCTCAAACTTGTAGAAATTGTGGTTTAAATGGGCATTTATATAAAGATTGTCCTCATCCGATAATGAGTTTTGGAATAATATGTTATAAAATCATAAACAATAAAGTAAAATATGTTATGATACAGCGAAAAGATAGTCTTTCATTTATGGAATTTGTGAGGGGTAAATATAATTCAGATGATTATGGATATTTACAAAAATTAATAGAATATATGACTGATAATGAAAAATATATGATAATAAATTATAGTTTTGATCAAATATGGAATTATACTTGGTGTCAAACATCGAATAGTAATTTTAAACAAACAAAAGAATATATTGATTCAAAAGCTAAATTTGAACATAATATAACTAATAATTATTTTAAAAACATATTATCAGTAAATGAAAAAAAAAATAATGATACAGAACAAGAGTGGGGATTTCCTAAGGGTAGAAAAAAAATAAAAGAGGCTGATGTTGATTGTGCTATCAGAGAATTTTGTGAAGAAACTCAATTATTTAAAGAAGATATTAGTATAAATAGAGAAATTATACCATTTCAAGAGATATTTTTTGGTACAAATAATGTATTGTATAAACACGTCTATTATATTGCTAAAATAATTAAAGATGATGCTGAAATATTAATAGATAATAGTTGTATGGAGCAAGTTAGAGAAGTTAGAGCTCTGAAATGGTATAATTATAGTGAAGTATTAGACCATATTAAAAGGCATAACATAGAAAGAATTAAAATTTTTAAAAAAGCTCATAATATTATAAGTACTACATTATTATAATATATTACAATTTAATAGAATAATGATTAAAAGCATACCTGTATTGCCTCAAAAAAAGAAAAAAGAATGTATCGAAGGTAAAGAAATAAATCCAATAACAGGAAGATGTGTACTAAAATGCAAAGATGATGAAGTTAGAAATATTAAAACAGGAAAATGTCAGAAAAAAATAAAAGAATGTCTTGATGGTAAAGAAATAAATCCCATAACAGGAAGATGTGTCAAAAGATGCAAAGATGATGAAGATAGAAATAATAACACTGGAAAATGTCAAAAAAAGATACATGTATTGCCTCAAAAAAAGATACCTGTATTACCTAAAAATAGTAGTACAAGCGATGACCCAGATATATCATTATATTATCCTGATGTGACAGATGAAAACTTTCCTGATAAAATTGCAAGCAATATGAATTTTGCAATACATAAAATACCTAAGTTTCCAATTATTGATACTATTGATGATTTTAATAATGTAGCTGATAAATTATGTAGTACATTTGAAACTTCACTTTATCAGCACTTTGTAAGTCAATATTTATCTTATAAAACTCCTTATAAAAGTATATTATTATATCATGGTGTAGGTGTAGGAAAAACATGTTCTGCTATAACTATGTCTGAAGCATTGCTATTATCACATGATAATATAGAACCTATGATTTGGGTTATAATGCCACAAGCTTTAAAACAAAGTTTTAAAAAACAAATATTCGATATCGATAACCATAATATGGAAAATTTACTCAATCAATGTACGGGTGACACATATGTTAAACTTCTAAATATTTTTAATTCAACATTTGGTAAAAAGAAATTACTAAATATTGAATTAAAAAGATTGTTGAAATTCAGATATAGATTATTTACATATGATAGTTTCGCAAAATATATTGATGAAAATTATAAGGATAAAAAAGTAGAAAATAAGGTAATAATTGTCGATGAAGCGCATAATATTAGAAGTACAAATAAAAAAGATAAATATTCATTTTTAACATTATCTAATGTTTTAGAGACAGGAATTAGTAATAAATTAGTATTATTATCTGCAACACCGATGTATAATGAACCCCGTGATATATTAGATTTATTTAAATTAATGTTATTAAATGATAAAAGAGTTAAAATAATAAATAATAATACTAAAATATTTACTAATAAAAAATTAGTTATAGATGATGAAGTTATCAAATTAATTAAAAAATTATCATCAACATATGTATCATATCTTAGAGGTAAAAATCCTTTTACATTTGCTTTAAAATTAAATCCTGAAAATAGTGGCATACCTGTCTTAAAAAAAGTTCCAATAAAAGATCCTTCAAATAAGATTATACCTAAAAATGAATTAAATTGGTTAAATAATATAGACAATGGTATTGTAACATCAAATTTAAGTATTTCTCAAAAAGCATATATCGATAAAATAGGTATTAATAAAAAAAAAATAGAGGAAGATCTAAGTGATGATATAGAAAAAAATAGTGATGATTCGAAAGAAAAATCAGAAAAAAATGAAAATATGAAATTATTACAACCAATGAATATTGTTTATGGTGATGAAATCGGTAATAAAGGTTTTTTTACCTTTTTTACAAAAACAAGAGATACAGATCCTTTATTGGTTAAATATACAAAAAAATATGAGAATGCATTAATGCCTACTCCTGAAAATTTAGGAAATTTTTCAGGTAAATTTTTAACAATATGTGATATAATTAAAAAATCTAAAGGTGTTATTGTTATTTATTCCAGATTTTTATATTCTGGAATTCTACCATTTGCAGTTTGCTTAGAACATATGGGATATTCAAGAGAAGGTGCGAATAATATATTAAGTAGTCCAAATATAATTGAAAATAAACCTATATATGAAAATATTAAAAGTCCAAAATACTGTATTTTAACAAGTGATAATAAAGAAATAATGGGGTCAACAAATATTGATACATTAATTAATAAAATTAATAAACCAGAAAATATTAACGGTGAGTTAATTAAAGTAATACTTATTACACCTGTTGCAAGTGAAGGTTTGAGTTTTTATAATGCACGAGAAATACATTTAATAGAACCATGGTATCATTTTAATCGCCCAGAGCAAATTATAGGTAGAGGTATTAGAAATTGTAGACATCAAAATTTGCCATTAGATGAAAGAAATACAACTGTATATATGCATTCCAGTAAAAACGATGATGAAAATAGAGAAACTATTGATATTCATGCATTAAGAATTTCAACAAGAAAATATATTGACAGTACAATAGTTGATAAAATCATTAGAGATAATTCTATTGATTGTATACTAATGAAAAATATTAACTATTTTCCCAAATCTATATTTAATATTGGTAAAATAAAACTTAAAACATCACAAAATAAAATATATGAATATGATTTTGGAGATGAACTTAAATATGAACCAGAATGTAAAGAAAAAACCATAAATTTAGATCACGATGGTTATAATATTGAATCTTATAAACATTTATTAAAAAGAACACAAAATTCATTAAAAGAATATTTGCTCACAAAAATTAATAAAGGTGTATTTTTTATCGACTATGATGAAATTAGAAATACTATTAATATAGATGATGAATTACTATCATATACAATTCGAAAATCAATTTATCCTTACAATTTATTAAATGATTATTTCATTATTTTACATAACAATGGTATTAAAATAATAAACAATAGTATAAAAAAAATAAATAAACTTAATATTATATTTGATAAAAAAGATATTATATATGATTTATCAGAACATAGATCATCTTCAGATAAAATACCTTATTTGTTAAATTTAATTAATATAGATATTACAAATATTAATTCAACAACTGTATCATTATATTTAAATTTAGATAATACAAATTTTATATTATTAATAAAATCAATTTTAAAGTCAAATAATAATGATGATAAAATAAATTTTATAGAGAAATGTCTATATAAACAAGGTGTTTTAATTAAAAAAGAAGAAATTCCTTCTTATACAAAAAATTCTAATAAATACATAGGTTACGTAAATATTTATGATATTAATAATAAAACAAATGATATAAATAAAATTGATATTAATATTTATTCAACAGAAACTAAAAAGTTTGAGAATGCTTCTAAACGTATGATAGATGATTTTTTTAAATCGCGTAAAAAAAAGATTGAATTACCATTTGATATAACTCGTGAAGAAATGCCATGGGGTGTTATTGAACCTGTAAAAAACAAAGAAACTATTATAAATAAGTTTAAAATATATTCAACTGACCCAATTGTAGGTAAAGGAAAGAAAACAGGGCGTGTTTGTGATACATATCAAGATATTGATCATAATAAATTTATTAATCAAATAAATAAAACAAAAGATGGGGAACATAAATACAAAAATAAAAAATTTTTTTGTAATGTTATTGCTAACAAATTAATGGATAATAATAAATTAATATTATTACCACTTTACAAACCTAAATAGTAAATTCTACTGTATCTTTATATTTTTCCTTATCAAATGCTATAATTTTACCATTATAATTAATTTTTTTACCTAATATAAATGATACAAATATAGCAGTTGATTTATTCCATCTATTATTTACTATTCCCGACATTATTTCCGAGTTTTTAGTTGCCCCAAAAACTTTATTAAATTCTTTTTGAGATATAAATTTAATTAATTTATCTTTTATCTCATTTGCAAAATCATCAAAATTATTTGTTTCTTTTAAGATTAGTTCGATTGGTTTAATTATTTCTTTTTTTTGAGCTTTTTTAATTAAATTTTTTTCAAGTATAAAAATATTATTATCTTCTTTTAAAACTGGTTTAATATACTTAATATGTTGAGTATACATATTATAAATTTCATTATTAGTTGTATCTTTCCAAATCAATTCTTTATCTTCATTTGATTTTAATTTATCATATAATACTTTAATCATTGTTTATATAATGTGGAATTCGACAAATTTCTATATCATTTTTTATTTTATTAGATAATCTTCATATTGTAATTCTTTTTCATATTGATTATTAAGTAAGGTATTTTGTTTGCTAAATTTTTTTTTAAGCAAATAAAATTTCATACTTGATGAATATTTTTGCTTTGGTGCTATAATTGCATTATTAGATTCAACATTTTCTTTTTCATCATTTTTAATATTTTTATTATCTTCAATATTTTCAATATTTTTTTGTATTATACAGTCATTTAGTTTTTCTTTTATAGTTTCATATTTTGATATTTCATTTTGAGATTTAATACAAAAAGAAATATAATTATTAATTTTTATTAAATTCTCTTTAGATAACCAATTTAAATTTATAAAAATACCATTATTATTTTTAGTATAATTAATATTATACTTTTTTATTATATTAAATAGTTCTATTAATTCATTTGATGTAAGTCTCGATAAATTATTTTGTATTAATTTACATAGTTCACATTTATTCATTTTATTTATATAATATTTTTATATATTTATATATTAAAATTCTTCGGCATCTCCAATAGTTTCATTAACATCTTCTTCAATATCATCCTCTTCTAAATCATCTTCTAATTCGATATCAGAATCTTCATCATCTTCTTCTTCTTCTTCTTCTTCATCTTCTTCTTCATCTTCTTCTTCATTTTCTATTTTTTTGAGATCCATTTTAAGTTTTTTATCATTATTATCATCGTCTTCTTCTTCATCTTCGTAATCTTCAATTATGTCATTATATTCTTCAAAATTTTCATCTTCAATTTCTTCAATATCAGATTGTTGTTCATCTTCTATATTTTGAACTAATTCTATTTTTTCTTCCTTATCTTTAATTATTTTACCAACAATAGATATCATCTTATCATATAATGTAAATTTTTTACCACAAACTTGAACATTAACTGTATCCCCAATATTAATATCATCAATATTAACTTCCGATTGAATACCAGAAGTAATTCTCGGTATGATTACTTCTAATATAGACATATTATCATAAGAACCAATAGCTCTTAATCCTAAATTATTCTTAGCTTTTATTATGCACTTAATAATTGAGTCTTGTGTTGGATTACATATTTCTGCGATGCAACTCATATCATATGCAATATTACCATTTAAATGAGACTCTTTAAAATAGCCTATAGATCTTTTAATAACTTTAATACTATCTTTTTTAATATATCCATGCTTACTACAATTATTTTCCAGCGAAGATTTAACTTTTGTTAAAATTGTTGCATCAAAATTCTTATTGAATTCTTTCGGTGTTAATATAACAGTAGTATTAAACTTTATTGGCATAAACATTTTTGACATTACTAAGTAATTTAATCTATAAGAATATATCATTTTTTTTATTTATATATTAAAAATTGATAATCTATAATATATTTTTATTTATTAGAGAGCTAATATGGAAATTTCTAAAGATCATTCGATATTTTCAATAATTGAAAAGCATTCTTCCTTAGCAGAAGAAGATTGTTATTCTTATATTAAAATGACAAATACTCTATCGTGGAATGATATTGAATATGAAAATTTTATTAATGTTATGAAATCTATGAAATATATTGAAGAAATTGAGCCGCAAATATTAGAAGTATATGCGATGGATATAATATTAAAAATTTCAGGAAATGCAAATATAATAAAGTATTGTCAAAATAATAAATTTAAAAGTAAGAATTTTGAATGGTATAAAAATAAAGTTATATCGAAAGATGTTGTAAATGATTTATTAGATTCAAATTTAAACTTCTACTCTGTTAAAAATAATGTAACAACAGATACTAATATTCCCACTAATTGGAATGACATTAGAAAATATTTTAAAGTCGTTAAGAATATTAAATATACTGATCCAGAAACACAAATAAAATATATTGTTAGCATTACAAAAGGAAATGATATTGAATATGATGAAACAAAAGAATCTGAAATGTTTAATAGTTTAATAAATTCGGGAATTTTAGCAACTAAACAAAAATATGAGTTTTATATTGATATAACAAATACAGAAAAAGATAATATACTACCAGCATTAATTAAAATGGAACAATCATTGCATTTATCATCATTTATAATATCAAAAATTCAACAACAGGAAATTATCAATAAATATTATGAACTTATTAAAAATGATATTATAATTAAATCTTTTAATAATAGAAATCCTAATCGCCCACCATTGATAACACCAAAACCAGTAACACTTGAAAAAATTAATATTTTGAATCCTGATGAATATGGAATAGTTAGTATTCTATCTGAATATACGGTAACAGAAAAGGCTGATGGAGAAAGATTACTGATGTTTATTGATGATAATGGAAAAGTATATCTAATTAATAATACATATAGAGTCACAGATACTGGTATAACAACTACTAAAGAATTGCATAATACTTTAATTGACGGTGAATATATTGGTTGTAATAATAGGAATGACTTTTCCAGTAAAGGTTTATACGCAGCATTTGATATATATTATTACAGTGGTGATAAAATAACTAGTTTACCATTAATTGACAATGATCAAAAAATAAATACTAGATACAAATACTTATTAAAAACTGTTAGTCAAATGAAACATAATGAATATTCAATGGATTATATTGTTAAAGAACATTTATACAATTCTGATATATTGAAAGATTGTGAAAAAATATTATCAGGTAATAAAGTATATCCATATGATATTGATGGTTTAATATTTACACCAGCAAAATTAGCACTTTATTCATATTACACAAATAAAGCAATGCAAATAACAGATAATGTTAAATGGGATAGAGTATTCAAGTGGAAACCACCTGAGCAAAATACTATAGATTTCTTAGCCAAACAATCAATAACTACAACAATTGATGGAATAAAATATAAAGAATTTTTATTATATGTAGGATATAATGCTTCACAGTGGGTACCATATACAATTGATGATGCTCTTAAAATAGCTTATAATAAAGAGTATAGAATAATGGTTCAGGATAAAAAGAAATCTTATATTCCTAAATTATTTCAACCAAATATTTTTTATGAAAAAGGTATTGAAAAATTATTAGTTAGAATTGATTCTAATGGTAAGGCAAAGTGTGATAGTGGTGAAATACTTGAAGGTGATATGATTTTAGAATGTATTTATAATCTTGATAGCACTATACCTGCAAATATGAGATGGAAACCAATGCGTATTCGTGAAGATAAAAATCGTATTTATAAAATGGGTGAATTATCTAAAACCGCCAATGATATGAGTGTTGCAATAAATATTTGGCGATCTATACACAATCCTGTTACGGAAAGTATAATTAGAGGAAACAAACCAATTGCCGATATGGATGTTAATAATAGTGAGAGTGAACGTTTATTGGAAGCCGATGATATATATTATTCAAGAAATATTCCAAGAGATGCTATGTTTTCATATAATATGTTACAATTTCATAATCTTGGTATAAAAAGAATGCTTTATAGTAAGCCTAAAAATAAAAATAATATAGTTGAATTAGCATGTGGGGAAGGTGGTGATATGTCAAGATGGATTGATAATGGATATAAATTTATATTGGGTATAGATTTAGTTAAAAAAAATATTTATGGACCTACCACAGGTGCATATAGTAGAATGCTTGAAAATAGAAAAAAGTTTTTTAGAAATACCAATGTTAAGGATAAATTATTGTTTCCAAATATGGTATTTGTAACTGGTGATTGTGGAAAGAGTATTATGGACGGTGAGTGTTCTTTATCAATAAATGATCAAGAAAGTTATAATATATTACAAACAGTATTAAATAAAAGAAAAGGGAATATGCAGAAGCATTATTCATATATAATAGGACAAGGTTCCGATGGATTTGATGTATGCTCATGTATGTTTAGTATTCATTATTTCTTTAAAAGTGAAGAAACACTTGATACATATTTAATGAATGTTAGTTCATTACTTAGAAAAGATGGAACATTTTTATGTACTTTTATGGATGGAAAAAGAATTGAAGATGAAATAAATAGTACAAATGGTGACACGATCGAAGGAATCAAGAATAATGAAATTAGTGTTAAAAATAGTGTACCTATATGGGCAATAATACGTAGATACAATAAAGATGATAATGATAAGTATAATAGAAAAATAGATGTATTTATAGAATCAACAAGTAAATTTATCCCCGAATATTTAGTTTCATATGAATTATTAGTTGAAAAATGTAAAAGTTATAATTTAGAATTAGTTGAAAGCGAACTTTTCTCAGAATATTTCAATAAAATTAAAGAAGAAATACCAGATGATGACAATGAAAAAGAAAATATTCATAAAATAGTAACTGAACTTGATAAAGATCCTGTACAAAAGAAATTTAGTTTCTTTAATAGATGGTGTGTATTCAAAAAGATTTAATTATTTCGTATATAAGCATTTATTTATTTTTTAAAATATAATAAATATGATATTATTTTATAGTACCCAATGTAATCATTGTAATATGTTGATTGATAATATTAAAAGATATGATAAGGAAGGAAAAATTAAATTGGTATGTATACATGATTTAATATCGGAAAATATAGGTATTGAGAAAACTATACATTCAGTTCCTGCTTTTATGATATTACCATCAAAGGAATTATTGTTTGGTAAATCGGTATTTGATCACTTATTATTACCAGGAAGAGGTATTCTATCTAATACTCAAAATACAAGATTAGAGCGCCCTGAAACAACAAATAACGATATTAATGAATTAAAAGCTTCTAAACCAATTGAAAATATTGAAAATCCTGATGAACCATCTGCTTATTCATTGGCTGGATTTAACTTTTCCGATGGATTTTCTTCAATAGATGAAGAAAATGTAGGAGAATGTAAAGATAAAGGATATAACTGGGATTATATCAACAATGATAAAACTATAACTGATGAAATAGGTGAATTTAAAATGTCAGATGAAGCAAGTAATTCAATGCCTTCATTAGATGAACTTAAAAGAATGCGTGACGAAATTAAATTTGATTGATTGATTAATTAAAATATATAAGGAATATCACACATATTTTGTATATATAAAATGTCAAATCAATTTGTTTTCAATCAATATTATATTGATTTTATCAAACGTTTAAAACAAGCTTCTAAAAAAATCAAGGATGATGGAAAAGATAATGAAAAATATGAATTAGCTAAAGAAGTTATGAAATCAATTAAAAATAATTATGTAACTCTGGATAAATCTTCAGATGAGTATGTAATATATATTAATAAATTGCCTGAAAAATTTTGGCAATCTTATTTTGAATTAAATGATAATAATATTAATGAATGGTTTGATAATGAAATTGTTAAAGATATACAACTATATCAAAATATAACTATTACAAATATTCGTAAGATAATTAATGATGATTTTCTTTGTAATCATTTTTTAACTGTATTTTACTTATTTAAAAATGAATTAACTGATGAAAATGTTAAGAAATATGTATCTATATTACAAGAATCTTACAAAGAAGAATTATATGAAGAAATTGAAAATGAAGAACATAAAGCTCTATTAAAAAGATTAAATGAAATTAAAAAGCGCAACATTAAAGAAAAAACAGGGATTAATATGGCAGGGATGGAAGATACTACTATTGGAAAATTAGCAAAAGAAATTTTAGAAGATGTTGATGTTGATAAATTGCAACAATCTTTAGGAGATAAAGGAGATTTATTGAAGGCTATTGGTGATCCAGATAGTGGTTTTGGTGATTTAATATCAAATGTAAGTAGAAAAATGGCAACTAAAATATCTAATGGTGAACTTAAACAAGAAAATCTAATGCAAGATGCTATGAAATTTGCATCTGCAATGCCTGGATTATTTGGTGGAGGAGAAAATCCAGGAGAATCTGGAAATTCAAATAAACAACAACAAAATATGTCTAACATGATGAATATGATGAATAGTATGATGAATAATAAAGATAGTGCAGATATGTTTAAAAATATGATGGGTGCTGCTGCAGGAGGTGGCGGAGGTGGCGGAGGGAAAGGAAGAGTTGGTAAATCCACATTAAATAAAAATGCTTATAAGAAAGCTATGACTACTAACAAATTAAAAAATAAATTAGCAAAACGTCAACAAGAAAATCAAGATGTTTCCGATGAATAAAAATAATTCAAATATTTAGAGTAATAAACAAAATGTTTTGGCTAGACAATATATCAGAATTAACGAAACCTATAATGGTTCCAGATATTAATATGACAATAGAAGAAAAAATCAATGCAATAATTCGTTTTATATTATTTGTTGGATTAATATGTACATTGATATTTAATGACACACGATTTATACTATTTGTTATTATAATAATGATATTTTCAATATTAATTATAAATTATCAATATGAAAAAAATATGAAAATTGAAAAATATCTTAATTTAAATGATCTAGATATAGTTGACAATAAACCATGTGTTAAGCCAACCGAGTCCAATCCATTTATGAATCCAAATGTTCTTAATATAAATAATGATAATACTAAATATGGCGCGTGTCCTATAACTAATAAAAAAACAAGTAACAATATGGATAAAATATTTTTTAAAAGAATATTTAGAAATTCTGATGATATATATGATACAGAAACACAAGATAGACAATTTTACACTGTTCCATCAACTACATTTCCAAATAATAGAGAAAAATATGTAGAATGGTTGTATAATCGTGGACCCTCATGTAAAGAAGGTAATGGGTCAAAATGTTATAATAATTTATATAATAATATAATGAATTCTGTTAAAGTTTAATTTTAAAAAGATATTTTGGATAATTTTTGTAAAATCCTTCTTCTTGGAGAAAATCTAAATTATACTTACAGTATATTTAATATCGTGTTTAATTGCGTAATTAATGCAATAAATATTTAATTTTTTAAAATTTTCTTTATAACTATCTTTCATTTTTTAAAGATTTTGATTAAGAAAATCTTATCATTTTTTCATTTAATAATTTTTTTTTTATTTATATAAAAATAATAATATATAAAAATATATATAAATATATGAAAGAAAAAACAAGTGTTATGTATTCTTTTACTGTAAATGATGATGATACTAAAATGAATGAAATTGAATATAAAAAATATTCTAAATATGCTGATAACGATGAAAAATTATTAACTTATAAAAAAAGTACTAAAAGCGATAAACTATCTGGTGATGTTATTAATAATGAATCTTTCAATGAATTACATAAAAAAGAAAATAATATAAATGAAGTAATTGGTCACAGTTATAATAAAACAGATTGGAATATAATAGAATCTGGAAGTAATGTTATTGAAAAAAAATATATTAAAGAATATGATAATCTTAAATTAGATATTAATTATGATATTATCAATAAATGTAAAACAAAATATTTAAATGATAATTAAAATATTTATATATTATTTAAGAATAGATAGATAATGAGTAATAAATTCGATAGATCTGCAAGTATATGTTCTGATACATGTTGGAAAGTTGCTAAAGATTTGCATAATAATAAAATAGCAGGTTATAATATATACCCTAATAATCCTGTTAAATGCGAAAGTCCATACGTTAGAATGTCTGATATGTATTTAGATCATCCTAATTTAAGAGGTCGTCCAGGATACGGTTTAGCCGACGATTGTTTAATTGATAGTTATTCTAAACTTAGAAATGATCCATCAACAATGACTCATGACAAATGTAGAACTCAACTATTTAGTCGCATATTTACATCTGGTCCAAATTTAAGATGTGGTAAAACAAATATAGGAAGTGAATTACAATTAATACAAGGTGATAATACTAACAATGTTCAATGTAGAAAAAATATTATGGAAGAAGAAATGAATAATTTTATACCATTATTGGATTGTGTTAAAGACATACAAGATCCAGATAATATTATTCCAACTTGGGTTAACGGGGGTGAAGATACCCGTTCATATATTAATAGAGCTGAATTCAATAAAAATTGTAATTGGCAAGGTAGAAATAGAAACTTTTCTACATAATTAAAAAAAATATCATATTATAGAAGATATGAGTTTTAATAGAACAACATATGATAATTGTTCATATAAACAAGAATTGCAAGGCAATGTTAGTACTTTACAATATTTATTATCTCCATATAGATACGAACATTCTAACAAATGTAGACATCAATTAGGTTTTGTTGGAGGAACCGCTGTATCGCATATAAAAGGAAACTTAGTCGATTTAGATAGTGAATTAAGAGGACAAACAAGAATTGTTTCAAAGTGCAATACTAATCAATATGTTCCGACAGTTGACGGTATAATAAATAATGATAAAACTAATCCAATAGATACAAATATGCTTCACTTACCCGCTTGCCAATCTATTATGTATCGCGAAATACCAACACCACCAAAAATAAACTATGATAAATGCTAATTTATTTTTAACACATATTTCCAATATAGTTAAATATGAAATAATAAACTAAATATAATGGCCCAAACATAAATGCTATAAATGCAAAAAATAATCTAATAATAATATTATTAACTGTACCACCCCATTTGCAAGAAAAAGATAAATATGCTGATGTTAATGCTATAAGTAATGTTACAATATATAAAATAGCTAAATTAATATTATCTATTGTCGTCCATCTATAAGTATATTCAGGATTATACCCATATACATATAGATATAACGTTTCAATAGAATTATAAGTAATTTCTACTTCTTCATTATTATTAGTAAATTTTTCAAATAGTATAAACATATCTATTTATTTGATATATAAAATAATATATTATTTTATTAGATATGGATAAGTATATAGATACAAGATTGAATTATGATAGTTGCAGTTATAAAGAAAAGTTAAGAAGAACTGTTGGCCCAGGATTATATCAATTAGAAAAGCCTTATAATGATTGTTTGGACTGTTCACAAGATATACCAGCTGATCCTTCTCTTAGATATCAAAAATATGGCCATAATATGTGTTCAATGAAGAAATCAGTTGGTGATTCCAGTGAATTATTAGGTCTTAATTATAAAAATACAAAATGTAATGCCGAACAATTTATTCCAGGTAGATATGAAAAGTCGGGATGTTTTGTTAAAGGAATTACTGATCCTCGAGCATGCACTGCTCCGCGCGAAGATACAAGATTATCTAATCCACCATGTACTTTAAAAGAAACAGGTATCAATAGATGGGAATGGTTATGTTTTGATCCACAAGAAAGAGCTATAGAAGGTTTTGATAGAGTTCCTGTAAATTACAGAATGGTGGCAAAAGACAATCATGTTCCATGTATTGAAGAGCCATTAGATCAATCAATGTTTCAACCCAATAATAAAGCTAATTTAAATCAATTAGAACATTGGAAAACATGTAATAGTGACAATAAATTATATACACCTGGGTATCCATATGGCTCAATGTATACAGGTGTATCTTGTAAAAATTAATTTTGTATATATATTAATGTATTTTTTATCCTTTATTGATTAGAGACAAATAATGGAATTATCAAATAATGACATACCATCTATGAAAAATATATATGATTCTACATATTGGAATAAAGTTAAAAAAAATGAACAACAACGAGCAAATAAATTATATGATATGGCCAAAGATCCTTATAATACAGGTGTAATATCAATGAATGGTAGTAATTCTAGTATATTTAAAAAAATGAATTATCCAGAACCTGAAATTACAAGCGAACAATATGTTACATCTTTGAGTGGTGAAAGAATAGATCGTGAATCATTTAGTCATAATAATATGACCCCATTTTTGAAAAAAAATGTAACACAAAATACTAATATTGAAAAAATGTCTCCGTATTTAGATACAAAAACTGGAAGTAATCAATATTGGCAAAGTAAAAAAGAGGTACCATGTATGTTCAAACCCATATCTAACACAGGTGGTAATATATGTGGTATGAAAAATAATGACGATTTTTTCAAATCACGTATAGATATGAAAGAAAAGGCCAATAATTTTTTTCCAATTGAACAAGTTAAAGTAGGTCCAGGATTGAATCAGGGCTACGGATCAAGAGGTACTGGAGGATTTCATCAAACAGATTTAAACGAATTATCAAGACCTAAAAATTTAAATGAACTAAGAAGTAAAATAAATCAAAAAGAAACATGTTTTGAAATACCTGTAAAGGGGCATATTAAAGGTACTGATCAACGTGGAATCCAAATGCCTTTGGATAAAAATAGACCAGATACAGTATACGAACAAAATGAAGATATGTGGTTAAAAACAATGGGTGCTAATAGAAAAGAAACTCTAAGAGCAGCACAAAATATACGACCAACTACTCGTCAAGAATCACATATAGAATATTCAGGAAATATTTCATTAAATGACGCAAATGCCGGTTATGAAGATAATTATGGTAAAGATAATTTAATATTTTATGATAATGAACGCACAACAACTGAGAAAAATACAGTAGTTTCAAATGTAACAAGTGTTGTAAAAGCTATTGTATCACCAGTAATTGATGCATTAAAATATTCAATGAAAGAATATACTGTAGAAGCAGAAAGAAGTGTAGGTAATCCAAGTATTCAAATACCAGAAAAAGCAACAACATATGACCCCGATAATCATATCATGAAAACAACTGTTAAAGAAACAACAATACATGATAGTGAATTAACCAATTTAACAGGTAGTAAGGAAACATATTCAACTATAACCGATCATGCTAAAACAACTGTTAAAGAAACTTTGATACATGATAGTGTATTAACTAATGTTAAAGCAAATGAAACTGGTTATACAACATACGATGATAATGCAAAAACTACAATACGTGAAACTGTTAAATCTATCGATACTGTTAGAAATATTGGTGGTATAGCATATAATGTTTCTGTATATGATCCAGAAATTGTTGCCAAAACAACTGTTAAAGAAACAACATTAATAGGTAAATCACAATATGGTTTCTTAGGAGGTATATTAGAAGGTCTATTTGGAGGTTATATTAATAAAGAAATAGATCTTAAGAATACCCATAAACAATTTTTATCAGATACTAATGAATATGGTATTGCTGGTGCAATAAATGAACACAGACAACGAGATAGATATGCAGAAGAAAATGCTGAAAATGATGATACACGAGAGCGAATTATGATAGCAGCTGGTCATACACCAAATCCAGGTAATATGAATATTAATCGCGATTCTTCTGAATTTGAAATGACAACTCGAAAACCATTTGAAAATTCGGTTGCTGCCCGTGATAACGGAAATATTGGAATGATATATCAAAGTCCTCCAAGTTTTGACGAATGTGGTATTACTAAAATGCCTCAAAAATCTAATGCATATTCTAACCGTTTAGATAGTGATTTATTAGAACCAATGAATGATAATGATTTTATGAAGAATCAAAGAATTAATCCTATAAAATCAGGTTGTAAATTTTAAAATGATATAAGGTTTTATTATATTATATAATATGTAATGGGAGCGGGCTCCTATTACAAGCTCTCGTAGCTTAACTGGTTAAAGCGTTGGTCTTATGAGCCAAAGATTGGGAGTTCGAATCTCCCCGAGAGCAATATTATTTTTTTAAGACATATAAAAAAAGCTTTTATATATTATTAATAAATCACCATTTTATTAAAAACATTAATAAATTACAAGTATAATATATATACATTATAAAAATGAATATATGTAAAAAAATATAGAGTTTACAAATGAATTGTATATAACTTATGATTAAATTGACTGAATTTTATGGATATATATTATTTAAGAAGTTATTATATTCCAGTGTAATTGTACTAACTTTACTTACATTTGTAGTATTTCTAAGATATAAATTATAATTTATATTTGTCATTTTATAATTGTTTTTTTTTGTTCTACGATATCCTATAGCATCCCCCCGTGAAACAATTTTGTTTTTACATTTATTATACCAAACATCTTTATTAAAAAGTTTTTTTATAATAGGAAATACATTGAAATCAAAAGACATATTTGAAGTAATTGCAATTGTTAGTACAAGAAATATTTTGATAGTTGTATGTTTCATAGCTTATTTATTTTTAAATATGTAATTATCAATTTTTATTAAATAATTATAAAAAAATAAAAACAAATTTATTTGATATGGAGAGTAAATATAATATCAGAAAAAATATTTATGTGATAATAAATATAAAAATTGATACCATAATATAATATATTTAGATAAGCTCATTTTAGACAATGCAGAATATCGAATATCTCATCCCCCGTAAAACCGAACTGCGAAATTCTGTTTTGAAGTATGACGGAGAGTCGAAAGACAAGAAGTGGATGCAAATCGAAGGAGTTCCGTGTAAAATTGTTTCTATTGAAAATGTATCTAATTCTCTAATTCTCAACTCATTTGCAAATGCTGACAATGCTAACTTTCGCATTACTTTTCAAGATGCAAATGACAACTTTATTAGAGTAGAACCCGATAAATATGGATATCTTAATCTAGATAAATATCGCGAATCAATTCATGTATCAGAGTTTGATAAAAAGGGGGATGTTAAAATATTCAAGGCGTCTATTGATAAACTTGTGAATAATCCCAATCTAAGTAAGAATCTCAAAAAAATCTTCGTTGACAAGCTAAGACAGCTATTCGTTAGCCAAGGAAATGATCACTGTATCACTATTTCAGAATATCAAAAATACAAAACAGAAGATGTTGATAATTGTCATAAAAGAAAAGGTGATCCTATATTTAATCGCAAAACTCGTTTCTGTCCACCTATAGATATTACATATGAAGAATTTGAAAAATCCCCTTCTTACCCAGCACCTATTGGTATTCGTCCTAAGGATTTTTGCTTGCCATCGAATCTTATTGATACCGTTAAAGAGATGATTAACCAAGTTATGAACTTCAAGAATATCAAAGATGAAGACTTTCAACTTGTTCATAGCAAATTGTCATTCGTTGAAAAAAGACCCACTCATTATTGCAAGTATTGTGGTGAAGAACTTGATATTGATAAATATTCATCAGAATACAAGTCATCTGATAACTATATCGAAATATGTCATCGTGACCCAGATGGTAATTTCACAAAGGAGAATATGTATTGGGGGCACGGTGAATGCAATAGAAAACAAGGGGGGTATTCGGAATCTTCACGAATCAATGATGGTTTTCTTTTAGCTTATATTAATGGTATTATCGATAAGTCTACATACGATATGCTATTGTCGAAACTAAATTAAAAAAAGGTAAATAAATATATTCATAAAATTATTATAATTCTTTATTAATTGTTACCAATGCTTCAATGATCTTTAAATATTTAGTAATATCTATGTCTTTTTCTATATATATATTTTTTATTTCTGATTCTGATATAGATTCCATAATACTTCCTGTACATAAAGCGTTATGTTGTATATGAAAATTATTGGAAAATAAATTGGCAAATATAATAGTGGCGCAATCATAATCTTTAGGTCTCAATAATACAAATCCATTACTACATATTATATTATCTTTATCATCTAATATAATTGTAAATGTATTTTTATTACCTTTGAGTTTAGAAACTATGATATCATATTTTTTTAATTTGATTTTTGCTCTTCCTGGTAAATCATAACCATATATTAAATTATTTTTATTATAAATTGGTGTAGTTATCTGTTTAATATCAAGATAAATATACTCCATATCATTAATTATTGTAAATTTGCTATTGACTGTTTTTTTAATATAATCATTAATTGTCTTTACATTATTATTTTTATATCTACTTACTAATGATGTATATCTTGATAAATATCTATTAATATCCAATATATTACCATTGAGATTATTTGATTTTATTAAATCATAATCATTTAAAAAGTCATCATTGATAATATTAATATTTATAATATTTTCCTTATTTGCGAAACTACATAATTCATTATAACATTCAATTAAATCATTATCTAACACTGGTTTACCATTATAAATAACGTGTTTACCAGAAATAGTTTTATATTTATATGGTGTATTCTTTTTATTTAAAACATAGCCAATATTATTAATTTTTTTAATAAATATATTATATGGATTCGATATTTTGGTTTTTTGCAATATTAATAGACTTGTTGATACACCTGTACCACTTCTTGAAAATGTATTACTCGGAAATTCGAGAATTGCAATAATTTTTAATGAGAGTAAATAGTCTCTTAACATTTTAGTATTTTTAGCGCTATTTCCAAGATAACCATTTGGTAAAATAATAAATATTATACCATTTTCTTTTAGCAAATTAATAGCACGTTCAATAAATATAATACCAATTTCTTCTTTAACCTTACCTTTTCCTAATGTATATTTATCTAATATATCTTTATTATTGATAACTGTTGAACTACCAAAAGGAGGATTTAAACAACAATAATCATATTTACCATTATCCTTATTATACTCATTTATACTATTAATACATTCTATTTCATATGTTTTATTATTTAAACTATAATTCGATTCGCAAATATTGATTACATCCTGACTTATATCCCACAATGTGATATCACCATTATAATTAATAGCTAAATCACCTGTTCCACACGCGGGATCAATTAATTTTTTATTAGGTTCCATGAACTTACACATAAAATCACCTATCGTAAATGGTGTATAATATTGATCTAAATTTATTTTAGTTTTTTTATCACAATAAAACATAAATATTTTTTGAAACAATTCATTTTTATCAATAACAATAATGTCTAATATTTTAATAATTTTATTAGTAAGTGTTTCACTTATATTTATAGTAATATTCTTATCATAATATTTATTATTAATAAATTCTACTATAATATTGAGACGACTATTAAACTCTATACCTTCATTATGTAATAGTTGATTAATATCTTCTATAATAACATTATTCGCTTTAATTATATTTTTAATATCAGAGTCCATTTAGTTAAAATAGATTATTTTTATTAAATATTTATATCAATTTTTATTTATACTATTTTGAGTACATAATTCATATATATTATCAAATTTCAAAATGTTTATAAAAGTAAAAAAATAAAAAAATTATGTACTCATAAATAATATTAATTAACAAACATATTATGTATTTATTTACTCGAATATATAAAGAAGCGCTAATGCGATTCCTGCTTTAACACATTTTTCATTTTTTTCTTTTTTTAAAGCAATTTTATATTCGTTAATTTTTTTTTCAAGTATTTCATATAATTCAATTATTTCGTGTGCAAATATGAAAGGAATCCCATCTACATAATATCCTCTCATATCAAATATATAATATTTTGACGAAATCATTAAATCATTAAATTTGTCAAATGTATATTTTTTATCAATATTATTAGCATAAAAAGCATCTTTAAAAATTGTATTAAATAATATTTCTAAATTTTCATTGTTACTTACTTCTTCACAATCATGGTAAATGTTAAATAATTTTTCAGTTATTTTTTTAAACTCATTTATTTTATCAATATTAATAATATTTTCACTATCAATATCCAAACTATTATCAATATTTATAAATTCGAATTCAGTTAAATTTTTTTTATTTTTGAATATTTTACTAACATCATTTCCATATTCGTTCCAAGTAGAGTAAAACATCTATTATTTAGAAAAGTTTTCTTAATTCTTAACTTGTCTTTTTCTTTGTTTATAATAATATTCTAAAATAAATCATTTTTTATAAAAATCTAAACATATTTATTGAGGTATCATTGATTAATTTTTTAAATTTAAATCAACTTCCCATCATAATATCATAATATTTTATATATTTATTTGGAACTATTCCCGTGTAATTATATAAATTTTTGTGTTCTATTTCATATAAACCATCTAAATATTTGTGGTAAGTATCTTTTGTTTTTATTACTGATTTATTTGCTTCTATTAGTACATCTAAATATGTGGGATTATGTAAAACATTACTTATAAATGCACTACCATAATAATCTCCTATTAAATCATTGTATATATTGAGTAATACTATATCTTCTTTTATATTACTAAACAAATTTTCTTTCATAAAATAAAAAACATTATCATAAGTAATTTCTGTAAATTTATTATATTTTGTAATATTTAATGGTTTTAGTTTATTTTCAAGATTATTTATTTTTCTTTCTAACATATCAATTTGCTTTTCTATATCTTGCATATTATAATTTAAAATATTATCAAATAAGTCATGTGGAAGAACATCCAAATAGTTATAAAACATATTATATTATTATAATCACTAATAATTTTTAAATATAAAAAATAATATACAAATAATACAAATAATATACAAATAATACATTAAGACTTTACTTAGTCTTCCATTCGGCCATTGCCTGTCTAATCGAGGCTTTCCTGGTAATATCAGGATTCTCTATTTGGAGATTAATAGAGCGCGAGCGGATATAATATCTCAATTTCTTTTCTTTTTGGAGCTCATTGATTGCCATTTTCATACAGGCACTTTTGCCAAGATTGGGATTTTCAATATTAACTGCTACAGAAGTCCACTTCAAGAAGTTTCTGGCGTTAATGATAGAGGTCATTTTATTCACTTTGGTTTGTGTAAATTAGAACTTCTAAGCTTTTTCGATAAGATTTTCGATAAGCTTTATACAATATTGTTTATGTTTGTGAATATATTATTAATACTAAATAAATCATTTTTTCAAAAAAATAGAACAAATATATCTATATTTATTAGAATAAGTATGGAAAAAATCAAAATAATAAAAAAATATGGTAAACAATTTAATGAAATGTTAGAACATGCAATAAAAACAAATAAATGTAATAGTGAAAAATGTAAAAAAGAATATGATAATTTTCATAAATACAAGCAAGAAATAATAAATAATATTATTGAGTTAAATAAAAAAGAAATTAAAACTAAATCGCACAATGAATATATGAAAAAAAACGTAATAATACAAAATAACTATGATAATAATAAAGAAGTTAAAAAGTATTTAAAAAATGTTAGAAATAGTATTAAAAATGATGATAAAACAGTTGTCGATTATAAAAAAGCTTTAAAAATATATCAGAACAACCTTAAAAAAAACTTAAAAGAATATGCTAAAACTGAAGGAAAGAAATATTATATAAAAGAAATTAAAAAATTATTTAAAAAATTAGAAAATAATACCAATACTATTAATTTGTCTAAATGTAGTTTTGAAAAATGTTTAGATTTTCATGTAAGTGGTATTAAATTAGTTAAAGAAACTTCCAAAAAATTATGTGAAGATAAGTTTAAAAAATCATGTAAAATACATAGGATAATTAATAAATTAGATTTATCTAAAATCACATACATTGATAATTTAAAAATTGTAAAATTGATAAAAAAGGGTATTTTTTAAATAATTTTTTTATATAAATATTTATGTAATATAAAGAATGTCTTCTAATAAAAAACCAATTATTGAACTAATATTTAAAAAACCAATTGGAGTTAGATCATTTGGTGATTTTAAAGTTGAAAAAAAATATAATGTTCCAAATTCAAGGGGGGGTAAAATCGTTCAGATTATAAGGAGGAATACGGAATTAAGTGATGTCAATGGAATTAAATATTCAACATCTGAAAGTATTACTGAATATACATCTGGAAATGTAAAGTTTAGCAATGATGATTATGTTGAAGTATTTCAAATGATTATGGGGAAATCTGGTGGTGATATGATACAAAACGGTGCTCTTACGAGATATGACAATAGAAAATTACCTATTATATATAATAGTATACATGATGAAGATAGATTTCCTTACTTAACTGTTGGAAAGATTGATGTAATTGGAATAAATTTTTATTTGCTTACTGATAAATATAAGGAATTCTCAAAAAAATATAATCCTGTTATAGATCATTATGGTCCAGCAAACGGTTTGCTTGCTTTTCCACTAACTAATGAATATGAGTTTAAAAATGTTTTTAATTGGTTAGAAAAAAACTCTGAATACGGTCCTCATTATCATCACATAGACGTAAAATGGAATAATGATAGAACAATTTTATCTAATTTTGTAAATAAAGAACTTGATGAAGAAATTATTCACAATCATTATATAGATTTAGTAGAAAATAAAAAATCTAAATCATCTCAAGATAAATCTAAATCATCGCAAGATAAATCTAAATCATCGCAAGATAAATCTAAATCATCTCAAGATAAATCTAAATCATCTCAAGATAAATCTAAATCATCTCAATATAAATCTAAATCATCTCAAGATAAATCTAAATCGCAATCTTCTAAAAAGAGTTAGCCTTATTTATTAATAACAGTTTTTGGGTCAATTTTAAGAGCTCTCAAAATCTTTTTATAGAATCCTATATTAAAGTTTACTACTTGACAGTTTTCATATTCCTTGACAATATTATCTTTAACTGATAGTCTTTGTGCTAACTCTTTTTGTGTAATACCAATAATAGATCTACCATTAGTTATAGCAAGAGAATATTCACGAGTCATTTTATTAAGCTTAGGGATATCATCTTCCATTAATCTAATAAATTCTTTATTACCTACTGGTTTAGGCGTATTTTCTCTTTTAATTGTTTCATGTGATTTTTTTGTAAATAGAACAGGATCCCAGTCTTGATAATTAACAGATGTACTATTCATTTTATAATAATATAATATAAAAACTTATATCATTTTTTAATTATAATAGATGTATTATAATACATGTGATGATAAGTAATATATAGACCATTATGAATATTATTCCTTGCTTTTTTCAATTTCAATTGTATCCCATATTTACTATAAAAATTATTCATTGTTAACTCCTTCTTTAAATAATGGTTGAATATTTGTATAACAACAACAATCTAAAAATTCATCTGGATCTAATAGGTTAAATTCAGATGCAGGTTTTATATAATCAAGTATGGTATTATCATATGTCATCTTAAAACTATTTGTTGTATTATATAAATCAATTTTTTTACCTAGATATTCAATAAAATAATAAGCAGTACAATTTAAATAAGATATACTATAAAATGGGTCTTTATTTATATAGAACTCTCTTCTTTCAATAGTATTATATATCTCTTTGATATGAATTTTTGTCAAGAATATAGCATCATCATACATTTTATAAATATATATCTATTATTACTTATATCAATTTAAAGATAATTTGACATGTTAATGGTAAAAAATGTTCTATTCTAAATAAAAAATGATAGTTTTTGTATAATATATAACTAACAATATAAGGATGTATTCTTATAATAACATTTTCCCCCTCGGTGTTTTATCCGCAAACCAAATTGAAAAAGGTCAAGTTCACCTTAATAATATTTCAAAAATTATTGATGATGATGATAAT